ATGATGGCGATGCGTATTTAATTCGATTCGCAACAGGCAATACAACACAATGCACCTTGAATATAAATTCATTAGGTGCTAAAGATTTGTATCGCAATAACAATGGATTGTTAATTGGTGGTGACATCGTTGATGGTGCTGAAATGTTTTGTATTTACAACAGCACATTAAACGGATTTCAAGTCATTGGAACAGCACCAAACACATTACTCGCCTATGTAACCAATGATGAAGCAACAACCATTACTAAAGGTCAAGCGGTGTACGCATTCGGTGGTACTGGCGATAGGTTGACCGTTAAACTTGCTTCTAATAGCAGTGATGCAACAAGTGCGCAAACGGTTGGAATTGTGTTGAGCACATCCATTGCAGCGAATCAAAAAGGTTTAATCATCGTCAATGGCCAACTCGATGGGTTGAGTTTATTCCCAACGTCCACATGGGCGGATGGTGACGCGGTTTATTTAGGATCAACCGCAGGAACAGTTACAAATGTCAAGCCGTATGCACCAAATCATTTGGTGTATTTGGGATTCGTTACAACTGCGAACAATGGCAGCGCAGGAAGAATGTATGTTCGTGTTCAGAATGGTTATGAGATGCAAGAACTGCACAATGTCAGTGCTCAAACTCCTTCCAATAATGACATATTGAAGTATAATACAACAACGTCATTATGGGAAACGAGCAATGCGTTAAGCACTAAACAAGACACCATAACAGGCGCAGCGAGTACGATCACAAGTTCCAACTTAACAGGCAGTCGTGCATTGGTTAGTGATGGAGGTGGAAAGGTGGCGGTTAGTGCTGTATCAACAACTGAATTAGGTAGGTTAATTGGTGTAACGAGTGACATCCAAACGCAATTGAATAGCAAAATAGCATCATCAGTGTCATTCATAAGCAACATCATAGCATTGGGATTTAATGGTGCAGCTTCTCCCGTAACACGATTTCATTCGGTAGCAAGTGGATTATCTGCATTGCCAAATCCTTGTCAGATACCTGTACCAACTGCGTGTACATTTAGTAATTTTTATTTTAGAATCTATGGAGCGCAACCTGCCACAGGTAGTTTAGTTTTAACACTGCAAAAAAATGCAGTAGATACCGCTGTCACAATTACGATAGCTTCAGGATCTGCGATTGGTATTTATTCAGATACTAGCAATTCAGCAAGTTTTTCGGCAGGTGATACATGGCAATTAAAATTGGTGCAAAATGCCACATCGGGCAGTTCAACTTTGGGCGGATATTCATTCAAATTATCAGGACTATGATAGATTACAAATTAGAAGATTTAGGAGAGATCGTACGAATATCCATTCCAACAAATACAAGTTGGGGAACAATTCTTTTTGCATGGGAAAAGTCAAATACTGAGTTTACAACTGCGCTCGAAAGTAAAGGAATAGATGTACTTGTTGATTTATTAGTGAACGACCCTAACACTGCTTACAATCAATTCATCAATGGCTGAATCACCACTAACATCGATAATGAAACGATTTGGTCAGGAAGTCGTTGAACGTGCGATGCTTAATCTCGGAGTTTACAGAACGGTGAGAGGAAAAAAACGCAGAGCCGTTGCAACTGATACGCTGCGCAATTCACTTTCTTTTTATTACGATGGAAGGAGTAGTAAGATTCAATTTTTCGCAAAAGGTAAGGCGAGTAACTACGCTGATTTTGTGGAACAAGGTGTGAATGGATTATCGCGTAATCAAGGCAGTCCATATTCATTCCGCAGAGGTGCAGGATCAAAACCTGCAAAGGGTGAAATGGGAGTGATGCAAAAGGCGATTTATGATTGGATGAAGATTAAAGGCATTCGACCACGCAACGCGAATGGTTCATTCATGACGTTCAAAACACCTGAAGCAAAGGAGCGCGCCTATCGTGGATTGGCAGGTCATTTGACGCGCAAAATTCGCATCAATGGTATTGCTCCATTGTTCTATTGGCGCGATGCAGTCACCGATACAATTGTGGATTTTCAACCCGAATTTGAGGACGCATTGAACCGAGAAATCACATTAGTTATAGAAGATAATTTGCAAAAGAAAATAAAAATATAAATGGCATACACAACAGCAGTAACAGGTTTAACAGCGCAAGGCATTGACGCATTTACAGGTTTATGTTATTCAAATAACGATGTTTCGTTCACAATGACATCGAGCGAATTTGCTCAACCTGGATTTAAGTACATAGTTTTAATTACCGACAACAACACGTCAACCGATTACAAATTTTACATAAGTCAAAACGCGGTCAATAGCGGAGTGTTTAACGCTAAAACGATATTCAACCAACTCGTTCAAAATTCGATTGTATTCGATGGCAGTGATGATGTTGTACTACAAACATCCATTCCAACGATAACGACAAAAAACAACGTGAACACATTCACGATTGAATTATACGAGGGGTATGAGGTAGGTGGGGTTTTCACGGAAGATGATAGTGTTGCAGTTACTTATTCGCTCATGTGCATCTATGGTAGTGGTAAACAAAACTTTATCATGATGGGAACGAATGACACGCGGCCATTGGCATTGTGTCAAAACTACGATGACGAGATTGGATTTAACAGAGAGACGTTAGCGCATCGTTTGCATTTGCCATCGTTGCTACAATCGGAAGCTATCAATTGGAGGTACATATCGCGAACTGATGTGATGGAAGAAACCGACAGCGCATACGACATCCATGCGTGGGTTGCGGACGATAACACATACATCAATTCAAATTATCCATATAATTCAATTGATCATTTCACTTTTGATTTGTACGATTACAATCAAACACTTTTATTTTCATTTGATATTCCAATGACCTTTGATGCAGGTGCATTGTTATTCATTCCAACTGGATTGAAGAATCTTGTTAATGGCGGTTATGTTGATGATACAACTGCCGATGATACCGCGTTTTATGTTTATGCAGGTTACAATTCAAGTGATGAACAAGTGACTACAAAATACGGTTACTACATTTCAGAGGATTGCAAGTACAATCCAGTTCACGTTTATTGGTTAAATCAAATGGGCGGTTGGGATAGTTACTCATTCATCAAAAAGAATGAGCGTTCAATTGAAGTTGAGCGCAAAAGATACAGAAGCTATCAAGGTGACTTCAATAATGCGACATCATCTGAACCATACGCAACAAAGAATTACACGCGTGAATTAACCGAGCGCGAACCAATTGTAAATACGTTCATCAATTTAACAAGCGATTGGTTAACGGAATCGGAGTTCAAATACATGAAGGATTTGTTCATGAGTAAAAGCGTTTGGATAGTAGATGACAATGTGGATGGTTATTCAATCGTTCCTGTTGTGGTTGAAGATAACGGATTTTTAATGAAGCGTGAACGGAACTATAAAAAGTACAATCAGAATTTACGATTGCAAATGGCTTCCAACAACGAAACGATAAACATCACAGCTGCTGAATATCCAATACCTGCTCCAACTCCATGCGTTTACTTCGATACCTTTAGTAGATACAATGGATCAATCTCAACTGCGGTTGGGGTGAATGTAGGCGATGCGTGTAATGTTGTATTCACCAATGCAGGTAAATCGAATTCAATAGTGGTATTTGTTTCTGATGGTGGAACTGTTACACCAATAGCTGGACAATCATATTACGTGAAAGTTGAATACAGTTCTAACCTACCTTATGCCAACGGAAAACCTGGAACAATCGAATTGGGTAATGTGTTAACAGGTGGTGGAACACTAACTGAATTTCAGATGAACGATTACACCACACCAATCATCGCGAGTGGTGTATGGGGTACGTCAGCGACTGCAATAAACACATTCAGATTGCAATTGCCTACATGGGTAGGTTCAATTTCTTCAAAATGGAGTGGTAATTTTTATGTAACGGTTGGATTGGGTAACTGCCCATAATAAATAATAGATGGAAACAACATTAATAGTTTACACGCAAGGAGATGAAACTCCTTATGTAATGGATTTGTATTTGAACGAAACGATATCGTTGCAATACTCATTCACTGACATTAAAGATTTAAAAGCAAAAGCAACATACTCAAGAACATTCCGCATTCCTGCCACTGATAACAATTCGAAGATATTTGGATTCATTGAAAACAACACGTTTCAATTCAGTTCATTCAATCCAAAACGAAAGTTGAATGCGATTATTACGGTTGACACGTTGCCTGTAATGGAAGGAAACATACAATGGAAAGCAAGTTATACCCAACAAGGAAAAATCAGCGAATATGAGATTGTGTTTTTTGGTAATGTAATTGATTTCTTTAAGAACATTGGAGATGCTGATTTTAAAAATTACATCGCTGTTGAATTACAAGATGAATTTCCAATTGTCATAAATTACGCGAATGTATTTGATTACAATCAAGATAGTTTTGCAAGTAATTTAATCAAATTCGGATTAACCGATAGAGGTAATAATTGGGTTGGTAATGTGAACACGGCAGGAACGCGCTCTATTTATTCCAATAGTGTAAGTAATGTAATTAAGGCAGGTGAACTTACCCCATTTGTAAGTTGTGCCTATATATGGCAAACAATCATGAATTTAAGTGGATTCGAAATTGACTATGGTGGTAGTTTTTGGATTAATGAGTTAAGCGAATCTTATGTACCATTTACAAGTGAAAGCAATACAATTCAACAAATTGGAAATGCTGAACAAGCTAAATTTTTACTTGAAAATTTCTCCATCAATCCACAATTTTCGTACACGGATTTTACTTTACAAACAGTAAATAATGAATCTCAATACATTTATGAAATCCCCAATTTAATTGAGATAAGTGATCCTGGCAATAATGTATTAAACAACACTTATACAGCTCCATTCAGTGGAACTTATCTAATTACGGCAGGTGCGAATTTATCTTTGGTAGCTCCTTACGTTGGAACTAATGTAACACAGATGCAATTGATTTTTATTAAAACAAATAATTCATCTGTTCAAACATTACAAGGTTCATCTCCATTTATTCAATGGTACACTTATGATAGTAATTACAATGAAGTTTATTTTACTGATGTAAATACTGCGGTGGTTATTGGTAACACATATACGCAACAAGTTTATTTGGAATCTGGCGAAACCATTAGACCTGTTATTTATTTGGGTGATGGTAGTTATTTTACATTGCAAAGTGAAGGAACTGTTTTTGAAATTCAATCGCTAAATTTCAAATGCGACCAATTATCAAAACCATTATACAACAATGAAATTGATTGGGTAGCTAATGCGCCTGTAATGAAATGCAGTGATTTCATAAATGCTATTTTCAAAGCATTTAATTTGGTGGTTATTCCAAATGAATTTAACGCTAAAAAACTATCAATACTTCCATTGCAAGAATATCTTGGGCAAGGCAATCAAAAGGATTGGAGCAATAAGATAGACATTAGCAAAGACATCGTATTAACTCCAACAACCGATCTTCAAGCAAGTGTAAATACATGGACATATAAGAAGTCAGATGACTATTTAAACAATCTTTACAATACGCAAGGAAATCGTGTTTATGGAAGATTGCAGTTACTCGATCCGCAGAATGATTTTGCAACGGATGAAATGAAAATTGAATTGGAATTTGGTAGTACACCACTTGCGTTGATTCAAGGAACTGATTATCCCATTCCAAAATTCATCAATTCGAGTGTTGAGTACGTCAACCCAACACCGAGAATTTTGTACGAGTGTTACAATCAATTTTTACCCATTCATTTTTTGAATGATGACACGATGACAATTGATACTAATTTTCAATTGCCAATGTTCCACCATTACCAAGATTACAATGGTGGATTAAATACAAACGATTGGAACTTTGGACAAGAAACACCATTGCACCCAGTTGATTCAATACCATATAAAACTCTTTACGCTCGTTATTACAACGATTACATCGAAAACATTTACGCGCCTGACGCTCGGATAATGACTGCGTTTTTTGCTCTCGAATTTGCCGACATTTACAACTTCAAATACAACGATGAAATCTTCATTAAAGATTCGTATTGGAGAATTTTACAAATTAAAGATTATGTCGTTGGGATGCAAGAAAGTGTACAAGTTCAATTGATGAAATTGGTGAATGTCACTCCCGATTGTTTGCTCACTCCCGTTGCAATTGACACAAATGGACAGGTGCAGTTTTACGATTCCAACAATGATCCTGCCGCAGCAACGGAAATATGTTGTGAAAACTATGGTTACACATGGGATGGAACTGCGTGTTATGCGTTTATGCGTGATGGTGGAACTACTAAACCGCAAGACACAACGGGAACAGGCAAGCCAATTATAAATGTTGATAGGGATATACTCACAAATTTCGTGAATGGCGATACCAACATCGTTAAAATTGGCAATGAAAATTCATTCGTTAGTGGAACAAATAATTTTTTAGATTCATTCAATGACAATTCATTAGTCGTTGGAAAAAATTTAATTGTGCAATCCAATCTCGGAAGTCCGATTGTTGCGTTGGGTAGTAATGCGAATGTCATCAATAAAGGCATGACGATTGGCGGTGCAGGTAGTTACAATGGACAAGTTCAAAGTGGAATAGTTCACCTTTTCGGAAGTGGTGATTTCACCAATAACACAACTTACATTGATTTGCTCATTGAAGGTGCAACAAGCTACAATATCCCAACAAATACGATTTGGGTTTTGAAGGTTTTATTGAGTGGAATGCAGAACACTGGCGCAGATGGAACGATAACAGGTGAATACAATTTGCACATCATCAACAGATCAACAACCGTTCTATTCATCAACGCAACGACCATCGATGAAACATTCAACAACTTCACTGGCTATCTTGTTTGGGATGTCGTAATCAGTGGCGAAACATTTTACCCACGCGTCAAGTTAGTAGGTAGTTCAACCTATCCCGAAAACAATATCAAATTAACCGCATTAACAACCTTCACGCAATATCACTATGAATAACCCACAAATGACTTTTAAGAATGTCCAACAATTGATTGAATTAGGACATGGCAGTAATCTTCCAAACAATAAAAACAATTTACCCAATTGGCTAACGATGCTCATTAATTTGAGCGTTCTTGCTACAATGATATTGGGAACTATGTACATTTTTAATTTGATATAATGGCAAAACAAGAAGTAGTAATTGAAGTAGATATTCAAGGCACAGCGAAGGTCGAATCCATGCGTAC